CAAAACGACACATGATCTTAGAGTTCCTAAACAACTTTTAAAATTTACTCTTGCTCTAGCAGCAAGTGTATTGATATATAAAACAATTAGGAATTTCTTTAGCACTTTTGAGGAAGATATCCAAGGATCTACTCTTAGTATAGGTAAGACTCCCCCACCAGACGATGATGGGAAGCCTACTGTATCTTATGAGAATCCATTCCGTATCAGTGTTGATGATTTGTCGCAGCATACACTATGTGCAAAAGGTAAGGATTTATCCTTGCTGAAGAAGCATATTGTGAAGGCAACAGTCATGTTTAATACTAAACATGATGGTGTAACACGAGTGGGCACAGCTGTGAATATTCGTGGCAATGTCTACATGTGTAACTCTCATATTCTACCGCCCGTTGATCAATTTTATTTAGATATAGTTGATGATGGGAGTTTAAATATTAATAGTTCATTGCGACAAATTTTAGTCACTCCTGGGATGATTCATCGAGATGATTCCCATGATTTGGTTTTCATACGCATTATGTGCAGACCACCAGCTACAAATCTTACACACTATTTTTGTAAATCTACCTATACAGGTAAAATTAACGGAGAATACGTGAGTAAAGATATATCTGGTAAACAGTGGACGGAGAAGGTTAGTAATATACAACCATCTTCTGCTGCTTGGACTGTGCATGGCAAATCCATTCATATACCTATTTGGCGTGGACATGTTTCAGTTCCAACTCAAAATGGTAATTGTGGATCAATCTTACTGTCTGATACCCCTGCGGGTCCCATTATTTTGGGGACTCACATTATGGGCAAAGATAGTGCTGTTGGTATTATGCGTATTAACCACGATTATGTGATTGGTTGTTGCGATAAATTGGAACCCAATTTTATCTCAAGAGGATCATTGCCTATTTCTGCTCCTTCGTGCACTCGCACTATTGGTGATCTTAATGTACAGAGTGTTGTGCATAAAGCCAACCATGGTTCTGGTGAAATCTTAGGATCTTTTGTGGGTGAATTTCGGCAACGTGGCAAAACCAGTGTTGGACCTACATTTATTCAGAAATCTGTTCTTAAACGAACTGACTATGAATTGACTAAAACCAAACCTGATATGACCCGTAAACCATGGATCAAAGCACTTAACGATATGACTCGCCCAGTTACTATGATGAACTCTGATACTATTGATTTAGCTGTTAAAGCTTTTGAACATAAGATTAGAAAAGTTGACGTATCTAAGGTAATGGTTTACACTGATAAAGTGGCTATGAACGGAGCGGCAGGTGTAAGATATTGTGATAAATTAAATCGCAAATCTTCAGCAGGTTGTCCCTATAAGCGCAGTAAGAAACACTACATCCAAGAATTGGAGAGTGTAAGTGCTGAGGAAGCAA